CACAAAAGAAGTTGTTGAGACTGTACGTGCTAGAGACCTTTGGGAAGAAATCCTAACGGCCCGTTTCCGCACTGGTGAGCCTTACATCAACAACCTCGACGAAGCTAACGACAAGATGCACCCAGCCTTGAAAGCTAGGGGTCTGCGTATCAATGGTAGTAACCTCTGCAACGAGATACACCTACCTACAGCAGAAGATCGTACAGCAGTTTGTTGTTTGTCTTCCGTTAACTTAGCTAAGTATGATGAGTGGAAAGACGATGACCGCTTCGTTGGTGATCTAATTGAAATGCTAGACAACGTACTACAGTTCTTTATTGACCACGCACCAAGCGAATTAAGCCGAGCTATTTATTCTGCTAAACGTGAGCGTAGTCTTGGCCTAGGCGCTATGGGCTTCCATGACTACTTGATGGAACACAACATGCCGTTTGAGTCAGCTTTGTCATTAAGCATGAACAAGAATATGTTTAAGAACATTAAGACTAAAGCACTAGGGGCAACAGAACGACTAGCACAGACACGTGGCGAGGCACCAGACGGCGAAGGCTACGGTGTTCGTAACTTACACTTGCTTGCTGTAGCACCTAACGCTAACAGTAGTATTATCCTAGGGGTATCACCAAGCATTGAGCCACGGGCTTCTAACTGCTTCACACACAAGACACGTGTTGGTAGTCACCTAGTTAAGACACCAGCACTTGAGCTAGTACTACGCAAGATGGGCAAGAACAACGACGAGACTTGGGACTCTATCATGGCTAACGATGGCTCTGTACAGCACCTCGATTTCCTCACTGACGATACCAAAGATGTTTTCAAGACAGCCTTTGAGTTGGATCAGCGTTGGGTTGTAGAACACGCACGTGCCCGTCAAGGCTACTTATGCCAAGGTCAATCAGTCAACCTATTCTTTCCATCAGGTGCTGACAAAGGCCACGTTAACACAGTACACCGACTTGCTTTTAAACCTGCTAACGATGTTGGTGAGCCACTTAAAGGCCTGTACTATTTGCGTACAGAATCAAGCCGCAAGACAGAACAAGTAAATGTAAAAATCAAACGTGACGCTCTCAAGGATGGACAATCAGGTGTCCAAGGTGAATTGGATGAGTGCATGGCATGTCAAGGATAGAAAATGCTAACTGAAAAAAGCTTAACATACAAACCCCTCCGCTACCAACAAGCGGAGGACTACCGCCTACAGTCAGAAGACATTCACTGGGTGGTAAAAGAAGTAGAGATGACACGAGACGTTGAGGACTTTCGTGCAGCGCCAGACGAAGAACGAGAATTTATAAAAAATATTTTGTCCATCTTTACGCAAAGCGACTTTAATGTTGCTGCTGGCTACCTACCACTAATCAACACGTTAAAGAATAACGAAGTTCGAGGGATGCTCACCAGCTTTATGGCACGTGAGTTTATTCACCAAGAGGGCTACGCTCACTTGAACGAGAGCTTGGGTTTCCCAGACTCATACTACACTGACTTCCTAAAGCATAGCGAGACACTTGAGAAAGATTCGTATATGCAGAACAACCAGTTCAAAGATAACTTTGGACTTTCATTAGCGAAAGGTATTTTACTTGAGGGCATTTCTCTATTCGGTAGCTTTGTTATGCTCAAAAACTTTGAACGGCATGGCAAATACTTGGGCATGTGTACCATCAATGAGTGGTCTCTTCGTGACGAAACTCTACACGTTGAAGGCAACGCTTGGCTCTTTCGCACTTGGTGTCAAGAAAATCCCCAAGCGATTGACGACACGTTTAAAATGCACATTTACAACATGGCTAGAAGTATTGTTGACATGGAAAAGAAGTTTGTCGATTTCGCTTTCGGTTCTTACAGCCCGAAGGATTTATCGAAAGGCCAAGTCAAAGCTTACCTCGAATACATAACAGACCGCCGCTTACTACAGATTGGTCTGAAGCCTAACTACGAGCGTTCTGAAAACCCACTACCTTGGATGGACGTATTAAATAATGGTAGCTCTCATGCTAACTTCTTTGAGAAGCGTGTGACAGACTATTCTGTTGCTGGCATGTCTGGCGACTACGGCTACTAATATAAATAAAGGAGACTACTATGGCTGATTATACTATAGACTTGTCTAAGGTTTTTGCACCTAAGAAACCTACGATCTGGGACCGTTCAGTTCCAATCGTGCAGCACGACACTATATACCACTGCTATATCTCAGGAGAGATTTCAGAACCAAGTGACTATAACGAAATGTGTTTCTTACTGGAGAATGCAGTAGAAGGTGATAAGGTCATCATACACATTAACACTGGAGGTGGGATGATAGACAGCGCGTTTAAGATTGTAGCTGCTATCAAACGATCAAAGGCCTATGTAGTAGCCCGTCTAACGGGCACAGTAGCATCCGCTGGTACTATCATTGCACTGACGTGTAACGACATGGAGGTTGAGGATTACACACACTTTATGATCCACAACTATTCTACAGGTACGCAGGGGAAAGGACACGAAGTCTTAGAGTTTATTAACTTTAACGACAAAGACCTAAAGAACACGTTTCGAGAAATCTATAAAAAATTCTTGAGCGATAAAGAGATTAACGATGTTCTAAAAGGTAAGGACATGTGGTTAACCGCAGCAAATGTAAAAGAGAGATGGAGTAAGAAAATTGGTTAAGACTTTAATTGTAGATATTGAGACATCCCCTATCATGGGGAAGGTGTGGGCGTTGTGGAAACAGAACATCTCGCTAGATCAAATTGAGAATGACTGGTTTATTATGTCATACTCTGCCAAGTGGCTAGACGAAGAAGGTGTCTTCTATAACGACTGCCGCAATAATATTGGTGATGACTACCAACTACTGTCTGACCTACACCACTTACTTGACGAAGCAGACTTTGTAGTTGCTCACAATGGTGATCGCTTTGACATCCCTAAGATCAATGCACGTATGTTGTTGAATGGACTAGCACCACCCAGCCCGTACAAAAGCATCGACACTTTGAAAGTAGCAAAGCGTACATTTAAGTTTACGTCTAACAAGTTGGCGTATCTGACTGACGTACTATGCTCTAATAAGAAGCTATCCCACAGTAAGTTTTCTGGATGGAAGCTTTGGAACGAGTGTATGGCAGGTAACGAAGAAGCTTGGGAGGAAATGTACGAGTACAACTGTATGGATGTTATTTCTCTTGAGGAATTGTATCTTGTACTACGCCCTTGGATGCCGAGCCACCCTACTCTTGCTAGCTACGACGACGACGAATCACGCCGCTGCCCTAAGTGCGACAGTGACGATCTCACAAAGCGTGGCTTCTACCATACTAACAAAGGTAAGTTTCAACGCTTCCATTGTAATAGCTGTGGTGGTTGGTCCTCTGAAACAACTACTAGCAATACACCAGCAAAACGAAAGAGCCTTTTGGCAAGTCGATAGGAGACACAAATGAGTTTACTAAAAGCGTACAACAATCTCAATACTCGAAAGCGTCTTGAGATTCAAGAGGACTTTCTGATAACCATCGACAAGATGATGGCAGAGCCTCAACCAGAGGACGAGACAGAGCTAGCCTTGATAGCTGAAGACACCCTGCTTGAGCTTGTTCAACTCTACTCAGAGTACAGCGTATCGTACCTGACGGACGTAGCACACACCTTGGAAGAGCCACGTGGTGCTAACAATTCTATGAAGTTTATGAACAGTTATATCGCAGAGATTACAAACCGAGCGGGTGTTCACTACTTCAACGCCGAGCAAGGCTATTCTATTATTGATAAAACAGTTCAACTTGCGTTAGATAACAACGGCTTAGTCACACACGATCAAGTGCAAGACGTTATAAACGACATTGAAGAGTCATATGTAGAAGAAACTGAAGAGGAATAAACATGATAGCATTAGTAGACGCTGATTCACTTATCTATAAAGTTGGGTTTGCAATTGAAGATAAAACATATTGGAATGAATGCGAGGTACTTTCGGGTAGCGAACAGGAAAAAGATATTGCTTACGACACTAACCTAACCGTCTGCTACGCTACTCTAGATCAGCTTGTGTCAAACATTGTTTTTGCCACAGGCTGTGACAGTGCCAAGTTAGTATTTTCTGGGGGTGTCAACTTCAGACACAGCTTTCCAATCTCTTACAAGGCTAACAGAAAAGCCTCACGTAAGCCAGAAGGCTTTAAGGAAGTGTTAGCATATACGTTAGCCAACTACGACTGTCACACCACAGACGGTATTGAGGCAGACGACTATGTTGTGCATTTAAAAACTGAGAACCCAGAAGACTACCTACTGTGTGCTATCGACAAAGATGTTTTGTATCAGACTGTCGGTACGCATTACAACTATGGACGTGATGAGGAGGTGACTGTGGACGAGTTTGACGCAATCAAGTACGCATACTTTCAGACCCTTATGGGGGATGCTACGGATGGCTACAAAGGCTGTGCTGGCATTGGGGCAGTAAAAGCCGCAAAGCTGCTAGAAGATTGTGAGACAGAGTTAGAGATGTGGAATGTTGTTATTGACACATACGAAAGTAAGGAGCAAACAGCAGACGAAGCCTTGTGGACTATGAGATTAGCCCATATGCATCAATATAATGGAACCGAAATAGTCCTCTGGAATCCGCCAGAGGAACCTAAAGTAGTGGCTGAATGGACAGCTTTAAATGAAACGACTATCTAAGATAAATGAGTAATCTCAGCTAGTTAGGGAGGCACTATGAATATAGCACCAGCCGTTCTACGGCAATTAATTGGACAACTTGAAGAGAAGTTTCCAGATAGATTACCACAATCACAAATTAAAGAAACAGACTTAGCAAGGCTACTTGGACAGCAAGATGTTCTACGAGTTATTAAGGACTTAATAGAACGGAATGAAAGATAATGGCTGCTGTTGAAATAAAACTATACTCAAATGCGTATAAGCAAGAGCTTAATGATTTACTTATTAAGTTTAGCCAAGAATTATTTGGTGATGGCACAGCTAACGTAGATGAATTTATTGACTACCATTGGTGTGTGTATTTAGCAATAAGAGATGATAAAGTAATTGGTATGTCCAGTTACATATTCAATACTTATTTTGGACTACGTACTCCTACTGTCGGTAACGACTACTTATACGTTTTACCAGAACATAGGGGCAGCAGAGCGATGTGGATGCTAGCTGTTCAAACAGGTAAAATCAGCGTTGAGAATAACCTACCCCTAGAACACTACTACGCCTCTGAACAAACAATCAGAGTAGGCCGTAAGATGGAAGGTGTAAAAGCATATTCTACTTACATCTACCCAGTAGAAGAAGTTAAGCGTGTGTTCAATCACCTCATATCCAAAGTTAAATTTAAGGAATAACCATGAAACTATTAGACGTACTAGATAACCTGTTTGCTAAGATGTTCAATCCTCTTGGTATGCCCGTGTATGCCCAAGGCTTTGATCTTAAAGCACAAGCACGTGAGCCAGAATACAATACAAACATCTTGTTTAAAAAAGGTGGCTCGACTGTTGTTGAGAAACCAGTGTACACTCCACCACCTGCGGCACCTACACCAGCTTCAGCATCAACACAAGCCGAAGCAGTTACACCAGAAGAAGAAGAAATGAAGAAAAAAGAAGCCCAGAAGTCTGGCGCTAAGTCTCTTCAAATCCCAGTAGTTGCTGGCGCTGGCGGCGGTGGTGCTGGTACAGTCGGCACAGGCACGTAAGGATAACAAATGTCTTCTATAATTTTACACCCAGATACCCCTTGTTGTTACCCAACAGACTTGGGTATGAATAAAGTTACAGGCGTTTCTAACTCAACAACTCTTATTGCGGCTTTTCGTAACGAATCGTCTCTTTCTAATTTAAGAGCAAACTTACAACATATGGAGTTTCTAGCTACAAATGCTTCAGCAGACACACCTGTAACAATTCAACTTGTTTCTAATCCAATAGTTACTGGTGGTACATGGAGTAATGTTGTAGGAAGTGAATTAGAAATAAACCAAACTTGTACTGTGTCAAATGGTAAAGTGGCTCTAACTAGTTATATTAGTGCTGTTCACGCACAAGGTAATCAACCAGCTTCTTCTCCAACGGCTGTTGAAGATGCTTCAGACTTAGGCTTGCGTCTTTTTAAAGGTAACATTTTTGCTATCTTTGCTTCAACGGATACAGCAGCAGTCACTTGTAACCTAGCATGGTCAATAAATTGGTTAGAAATAGATTAAGGTTAAATAATGCCCGAAAACATGACGACAGAAGAGATACTGGTTCAGTACTCCCCTTCGCGTGAGAAGTTTTCAAAACTAGATGCAGACAGAACGTCTGTACTCGACAGAGCTAGGGAATGCTCTAAACTGACGATCCCGTCTGTTGTTACAGATAGTGGTCACACAGAGTCAGATGATTTAGATACCCCTTACCAAGCTGTCGGTAGTAGACTTGTCCACAATCTAGCGAGTAAATTACTTCTTACACTCCTTCCCCCTAACACCAGCTTCTTTCGTCTACTTCCAGACCCAGAGGTTGTTCAGCTTGCACAGCAACAGCAGCAAGG